TAGACTATTTGTAAATGGTTCTTCTGGCTCATCTTCAATAAATTCTTCTAATGGCATAGTCAGAAAACAAGAATTAACCGTTGGTGCATCAAATAATTTTTTAAAGTTCATTGACATAACAGGTTGCTATCTGGTTCAAGAAAGAGGAACAGATATTAACGGAAATAGTGTCCTCGGAGGGACGGAAACAAATAGAAAATGCATGAATAATGTTTTGATTCAACACATGATATATGTTATATCGCATGAAATTGACGAATCTAACTCTAGCATTCACCATCTTATTATGGATTCTTCATTTATTGCCGGTAGCCACGCATATAGAATACTTCAACCAAACGAAGTTTGTATGCATGATTTTACGCCAAACAAAATTTACATGAATACTCTTAGTTCTTCTTACACTAAACTCGCAAATAAAAACGAGACTTACGATATTAAAAGCGGCTACTTTCACCGAGAAGGAATTAAGAGAGATGCAGACACCTCAACACAAGATGAAGGGATTTTATCAATGTATATGTTCATTGATACTGATAGACAAAGTAGTTCTAACAGCAGTATCGCTGTTAGAGGAGCAAATAACTTTTTAACACAAGCCTTGGGATTGGGAAATCATTTACTTTATGCAAGTGATGGAGAAAATAAAAGAAAAATAAATATCGAAGTTGAAGAATATGCGTCGGGTAGGGCAAGAATGATATTATCTGACACCTTCTTTTCTAAAGGAATTGTTTCTTTTTCGGAGCCTTTTACGGTTTCCTCAAGAGAAACTCTTAAAATAGACCCAACAAGGGCTTGTATTGGTTCAACAGTTAGCCTCGGTCTTGAAGGAGAGGATTTAATCAATGAGTTGCTTGAACAAGAAGAAATTCAATTCACAACGACTTCAACAGACACCCCGATGTATTTAGCACCAAACTATCAAGGCGTAGATTTATTTTCAGCCATCCGATATGTTCTTGATAGAAAAGACATGAAACTTGTTGAAGAAAACAATGTATTCAAGATTATTCCTGAAGATGAGGACTCTTTGAGAACAGACATTACAATTGATGATAGCGGTGATTTCTTGATTAGCGACTTTGAAAAAGTATCTACTCTTTTTGACTTCTTCAATGAAATTAATGTTTATGGCAACGCCCACAAAGCGATTCGCAAAGACCTTCGCTCAATACAAAAAAGAGGAAGAAAGACCTTAGAGGTTGTAGATAATACTCTACTAACTCAAGAAGAAGTAGATAAAAGAGCAACTAAACTTTTAAGAATACATTCTCGTCTTAATCAGAAATTATCTTTTACTATGCAAAATAGAGGAATAAATCAACTACGAGTTGGTGATGTTGTAAATGTATCTATTCCTAGAGAGAATATTCCAATGAATGAATTTATTGTTTTAGAGATGGAACATCAACTTACTGGATTTATTAAATTAGAACTTGGCCGTTATAGTAAAGACCTTTCCGATATTTTCTCTGAACTGCTAATTTCAAATAAAGAAACAAAAGCAGCCTTAAGGAGCAACGATTTAAACACACAGGAAGTCTCGTTTAATTTCCTTGACACGGTGGACACCAAAGAGGTTAAATTGCTGGTGCGTAAGAGAAGTTCAACGGGGCCGGTGCTTGGCTTTGCTGTTCAACTTGGTTTTGGAACAACTCTTGGATTTGGGGGCGGAACAATCACAATTACTGACTTAGTGGAGAAGGATTTAGCATGATAACTGATGAACTAAAAAGCCAAATCGCAACGCACATCAAGGATAACCTATTTGATAGTGCAAAGGTAGGACTTGGGGGAAATGCTACAAACCCTACTGCTACTGATTTAGATGTGCCTTTAAGTGTTGTTCCTTCTATTTTAAAAACAAAATCAGATTTGAATGTCATTGAAGTAAAGGTATCAGTAGCAGGAAGTTCTATCCAAGGACAAGTTATCCGTGAAGTAGGATTATTTGATGGCAGTAATTTAGTATATAGAACCAACTTTGAAGGAGTTGGCCCCTTTTCTACAACAGAAACATTAGAACTGTTTATTTTGTTGGAGGTAGAATAATATGGTAGTAAATAATCCTAACTTTTATGGACAAAGCACAACTGGAACACCAGAGCAAATTGAAGACGGCGTAGATTTTCCACACACAGGGATAATCAAAGCGTTATCTGATGGACTGGGCCAAAATTATGCAATTAGTGGTTTTAATATTACTATTGATAGTGCGACTCAAATTGATGTCGGCGCAGGAGTTATTCTTCGTGATGGTGCAAAAGCGTCAATTAGCGCAGTAAATAATTTAACTTTAAGTGCTACTTATACTAACGGTTATCATTTATTAGTTGTAACCGGAGCAGGAGTAATTGAACTTAGAAACCCAATTGCAGCAGATAAGGTTCCACAATACTCATCAACAGATACTATTATTGCTGTTATTACTCATACAGGAAATAATCCAATGCCTATTCAATATTTAACAGTTAGAAAGACTGCTAATTCTTTAAGTATCGCTAGGGATGATGGAGGAACCTATACAGAAATGGGAACAGTTTCCTGTGATGCAAATAGTCTTGATATTACTACAACAAATTCAAACGCAGATATTAACTTAACTCCTCACGGAACAGGAAAAGTTGTAGTATCAAGCGATATACAAACTAGCGGTGTGCAATATAACCAATTTCAAGACTTATCAGATGACATAGCAACCGGCTATCATACTATTGCTCATATTGATGGTTGGAATGGAGCAGGTAATGGTTCATCAGCAAATCAAAGACAAAGAGGAATAGGAACATTTTTTATTAGGAATACCGATTCTTCAAGGCATCAAAGTATTATTTTAACCGCCAGTCATTTGTTTGGTGCAGGAAATGGAAATGGTATAAGTATTGAGCATGTTAGTCATTTTTCTACAATAGGTATTGATGCAGTAAGAATTAAAGAAGCATCTACCTATGATGGAGCAGTTTTACAAATTCAAATAGCAAACGCAACAAATAATATTGAAGTCTTCCTTAAAAATAACTTTCAAGATGACGGTTGGATTTTAAATGATGCTGTAGCAGATGCAGACAATACAGCACATAATAATTTAGGTGTGGGTAGTGCTACCAACTATTCATCATTTTCCGCTACTGCTACAATTGACCTTACAACAATAACTGGAAATGGACAACACCTTTCAGGGAAGTTAAGTGCTGGAAGTATTAAGTCTGTTGGAGATGCAATAATAAGCGGAAATATAGGTATAGGGACCAGTTCGCCGCAAAATAGGCTTCAAGTAAGCCATACTGGTGCTGATAGTAATAATGGCATAATGATTGTGAGAGAAGATACTTCGACTGCTGATACTGATTTATTAGGAGGAATTGGCTTTGATTCTACTGATGGAAATGTCCCTTCATCGGTTTTAGAAGCATCTGCTTATATTGCCGCATTAGCAGCAGAAGACCACGGAACAGGTGATAAGGGAGGAGATTTAACCTTTGGAACCGCCGCTATTAATGAAAATGATGATACTGTTTCAACAGAACATATGAGAATACTTTCAGATGGAAAAGTAGGAATTGGAACGGCGGCTCCAGAACATAGATTGCATATTGAAGAAACTAGCGATAATTACCCATTTAGATTAAGAGGGGCTGAAGGAAATATTAGAATAAACAAATTTGGTCATATTCAAATCCAAAACGACAATACTTCTCCACCTTCTTCCTCTGTAATAGACGACCCAGTTTTCCAAATTGGGCAAAGAGATGGAGGACAACTTGATATTTCATTTGGGAACATTTCTACGCAATTAGTTGCTGGAAGCGATGCAATTCTTTCTTTAGCAAGAGCAAGCAATAGTGCAACTGGGGATAAACAAATCGGTTTTCTCGGAGCGACTGCTGTTCCAAGACAAACCGCACCTTCCCAACTTAATTCAATTAGTTCCAATGGTATTCCCTCTGACCCAGAGGCCAATGCTGATGCTATTAATTTGCTAAGAACTGCTTTAATAAACTTAGGGCTAATTGGCTGAAATTTTTAGTTGTATGGACTAATCTCCTGATTTAGCCGAACAAAATAAATTTTTCAGCATAGATGAAAAACCAAAAAAAAGGCGAGGGAGGCCGAAGCCCCCCTCATTTTTTTTCTGACCATATCCCTAAACAGGCTCTACATTCCCACAATTTAACTTGTTCGGTTGAACCCACATAAAAACCATATAGCCGTCTGGCTATGGTTTTTTCCGAACAATACGGACAAGCCTGCTTTAGACC